CGCCATAATTGTTCTATAAGACTTACCAAGAGGCGGCCATGATAAAAATCGAGCGTCGGGTCAGCACCGACACCTTACGCACGGCGGCTGAGCGGCGGCGTCCATCGCCGCCAGCCGATACACACGCATTATCGCGGGCACCCGATATCCGCCCCACGCTCGACTGCGTGGCCACCACCGGTGGGAAAGCCAGCACCCCCGCCTGGCAGGCGGTGCTGGGCCATAACGACCCTACCGCGCCGCTCGTTCCTGACCCTACCGCGCCGCTCGTCAGCCATGAGTATTCTCGGCCCGCCTATCAGGAAGCGGCACCGTTCACCAAAGCCGCATGGGACGCTCTCAAACCGGCCCAAGCCAAAACCTACCCCCTGCGCAACTCGACCGACTGCCCGTACTGCGGCGCGGCCCACAAGCACGAGGTCACCCGCTGCCCGGACGTGGCGGCCGTCGAGTTCTTCCGGGACGGGGCGGTCAAGCGTGTGGAGTTGCGGCGATGAGTGGGATGATTGAGTGCGACACCCTGATGCAAGACTTCGTCCTGATGGGTGTGGGCCTGCTGCTGGGGGTCATCATCAGCGTGATCGCGCAGGTGGCCATCCTGCGCTGGGACGCAACGCGGTGATTTGAAATGAAAACAGGCTATGATTTGTTTCAAAAGATGTCACAAAAACACACCCCTTTTTGTGACAAGATGGCCCGTCTTTTTGTCAGAAAAACACCCCTGGATTCCTGACACCATGACCACCTCAGAAGCCATCCTAGACGTGCCCACCGCGGCAGCCATCCGACAGGAGGCGCTCGACAGCCTGCCTGCCTTGTACAAGACGCAGCACGAGCGGCTGGCCTACGAGCTGGCGCTGAACCTGGCCCCGCCCGAGGAGGTGTTCGGGCGTTACGGGCTGGACCGCGATCAGGCGGTCGCGCTGCTCAGCACCCCTGGCTTCGCCAAACTGCTCGACCGCGTGACGAAGGATGTGGAGCAGAACGGGTTGTCCTTCAAGGCCAAGGCCCGCGCGCAGGCGGAGGAGCTGCTGACCGAGTCCTTTTCGATTGCCACGGATCCGTTGCAGTCGGGCGCCGTGCGGGCGGACCTGATCAAGTGGACGGCGCGGGTGGCGGGCTACGAGCCCAAGGGGGGCGATGACGACAAGAAAGGCGCAGGCGGTGGGGGCCTGACGCTGAACATCCAGTTTGCCGGCACGCCGGCACAGACCGTGGTGTCGTCACCGTTGACGATTGAGGCGGACAATCATGGGTGAACTCGCAACACATAACGACTTGTGGAGGCGGTATGGGATCTGATAAGGCACCCCCTTTTAACTGGCAGGTAAGTGAGGACTCACTACGCTACGGCTACGGGTTCTACTGCACGCAGGATGACGGCACCGAGATCAGTGTGCGCGTGCCACGGCACGTGAATATGGCCGATCTGTTCCAGGCCATGCGGTCATTCACGCTGGCTTGTGGCTTCACGGAGAGCACGGTGGCCGAGTATTTCGGGGAGGCGGCGTGATGGAGGTCGTGGGCAAGCCCCACGCGCGGGTGTTCGTGCATCCAGCGGTCATGAAGAACCGCGAGTTGTTCGAGCGGCTGGCCACCACCTTGCAGGATCACGGGCACCGCATGGGGGAGGTGGCGCCCGGCTGCACGGTGGTGGCCCCCACGGGGCCGCGAGGCGGTCACGAGGTCGGGCGGGTGTGGCAGCTGCTGCCCACCGGGGGCACCCAGGTGCAGCGCATGGATGGTGTGCTGGTCACGGTGGGCGAACAGGGGGCGGCGTGATACAAAACCACGCATAAAGTTAAAAAATGACGAGGAGATGCAACAACATGGACGCCGAGCCTAAAAAAGTAGGCATTAACGCCGATAGTGCCGCATATTTTAGGCAGAATCACGAGCCCGCGCTGTGGACCTGTCGGGCGTGCGGGACCGTCGGATACGCCGTGTCGCGCCAGCACGCCAAGGCGGAGGTGGAGAACTTCAACAACTGGTACAATGCACAACCGCCGGAGACACGGGAGCACTACGGACGGTGGTCGCGCATGGAGGACTACGAGCGCTGCCGCGGGTGTGGCGCCCTGGGCACCACGTTCCGCCCCTACGTCCCCGGCGACTGCCCGGCGGCCGTGACCCTCGCACCGGTGGTTGTGGAGTAGGGATGATAGAACTGAACGTCAAGTTCCCGCCCACCGTGTCGCAGTATATGCAGAGCGACGCGCGCACGCGGCACATCATGGGGCCTTGGCGCTCGGGCAAGAGTGTGGGCTCGCTGATCGAGATCGTGCGCCGCGCCGCCCGACAGCATCGCGGGCCGGATGGCTACCGCCGCTCGAAGTGGATGGTGGTGCGTAACACGATGAAGGAACTGAAGGACACGACACTGGCGACGTGGCTGGCGTGGTTCCCCGATGGCAGTATCGGGCACTGGCGCGTGACGGGTTCGACCTACTACATCACCGTCGATGACATCCGTGCCGAGGTCATGTTCCGCGCGCTGGACACTGCCGCGGATGTGGGCGACCTGCTGTCGCTTGAGATTACCGGGTGCTATTTTAACGAGGTGCGCGAGATCGCCCGCGAGATTCTGGAGGGCGTGGACGGTCGTATCGGGCAGTATCCCAGTCAGAAGTTCGGGGGATGCACATGGCATGGCGTGTGGGCGGATACCAACCCGCCGGAGGAGGGCTCCTACCTCCAGTGCATGTATGAGGGCCTGGACCCGGATGACCCGCGCAAGAAGAAAGACAACAGTTGGTCGGTGTTCAAGCAGCCGCCGGCGGTGCTCAAGTTGTCGGATGGACGATTTGCGACCAACCCCAACGCGGAGAATCTGGAGAACCTCATAACGGGTTACTACGAGAACGCGCTGAAGGATAAGAGTGATGAATACATACGGGTCAACCTGATGTGTGAGTATGGGCGCTCGAAGGGCGGCAAGCCGGTGCACCCGACGTTCAACCGCCAGATCCATGTGGCGAAGCACGAGTTGATACCAGATCGCAACCTGTTGTTGCTGCTGGCGATGGACTTTGGGCTGACGCCGGCGATTGTGTTCAAGCAGCAGAATGCGTTCGGGCAGGTGCTGACGCTGGACGAGATCGTCAGCTTCGACATGGGCATCGAGCGCGCGATGGACGAGAAGGTCTTGCCACAGTTGCGGGGCAAGTATGACGGCTTCGAGATATTCGTGACGGGCGACCCGAGCGGCGAAAAGCGTTCGGAAGCAGACGAGACGGCCTGCGTGGATGTCATTAAGCGCTACAAGAAGAAGGGGATCGGCAAGGTCAAGCTGGCGTGGTCGAACGCGGAGGTGCATCGGCGCGGCGCGACGGACTACTTCCTGTCGCGGTTGGTGGACGCCGGACGCCCTGCTAAACTTATAGATCCAGGCTGTGTGTGGTTGATACAGGGCCTGAACGGGAAGTTCATGTACAAAAAAACAAAAGACGGTCGCCACTCGGACGACGTGGACAAGAACGACTGGTCGCACGTCTGTGAGGCCGATGAGTACGGCGACATGTATTTCGAGCGGGGTGGGCGCAGGAAGGCGCAGTTGAAAGAGTACGATCCGTTCGTACAACGGCGTGCAACGCCTAACATTTACGCGACCCCGAGGTGATCATGGACCGCATACCCGTAGTGCTGGACGAATCGAAGCTGGACGAGTGGGGCCGGCGCCTCCAGAAAGGCTTCACGCAGGCGGAGACCGACCGCAAAGCGCTGGAGGATAAGTGGTTGCAGAACCTGCGCCAGTTCAAGGGCATCTACGACCCCGAGGTGCTCGCGCTCATACCGAAGGACTGCTCGAAGGCATACCCCAAGCTCACGCGATGGAAAACGCTGGGCACCGTGGCACGCCTGATGCAGATGCTGTTCCCGCAGACGGAGAAGAACTGGGGGCTGCAGCCTTCCCCCTTGCCTGACCTCGACGTGGTGTCGCTGCAGGCCGTGCTCGATGACTTGGTCACGCAGCAGGCGCAGGAGCAGAACATAGATGCGTCGCAGGTCGTGCTGACGGACGAGGTGATCGAGAAGGAAGTGCATCGCGTGGCGGCGCAGAAGGCAGAGCGCATGAGCGTGAAGATCGACGACGACCTGCGCGAGATGGACTACCCGACGCTGGTGCGCAAGGTGGTGCTGTCGGCGGCGATCTACGGCGTGGGCATTTTGGAAGGGCCGATGCACGTCAAGACCAAGCTGCGCAAGTGGCGCAAGGATGACACCGGGCGCTACATTGCCGAGGAGATGGACGGCTTGAAGCCTATCTACGAGCCGCTGCCCGTCTGGTCGTGGTATCCCGACCTGAGCGCGCAGGCGCTGGACAAGCAGGACGGCACCTACAAGCGGCACATCATGACGCGCCAGCAGGTTGAGGAACTCGGGGACTCGCCCGCCTTTTTGAAGTCGCGCATCGACAAGTGGCTGGCGCAGCATTCCAGCGGGAACTACAAGCTGCGGCACTGGGAGCAGACGATGCGCGCCGAGCGCAAGAGCGACCGGCACAACATAACAGCCGAGGACAGCCGCAAGTATGAATTGCAGTCCTACGTCGGCAATGTCATGGGCAAGGATCTGGCCGCCGCCGGCGTCACGGTCAACGAAGCTGACCTGGGGCGCAGTCTGCACGCGACGGTGTGGATCATTGACAACACCGTCATTCGGGCACAGCTCGTGCCGCTGGGCGCGGATGCGCGCACGTTCCACGAGTTCGTGTTCGAGGAAGATGATCTGAACCTGACGGGCAACGGCGTGCCCGACACGCTGCGCGATACGCAGATGTCATTCGCGGAGACTGCGCGCGCGGCGCTGGACAACATGAGCGTCGTAGGTCCGATGGCGGAGGTCAACACCGCACTGCTGGTGGATGGGCAGGACTACGCGCTGCGCAAGCACAAGGTCTACGAGCGCGACGATGAGGGTGCGTCGGCACAGGTGCCGGCGGTGCGCAACGTCAACATCGACAGCCACCTGGGCGAGCTGACGGCGCTGATGGACCGGTTCCTGGACATTGGTGACAAGGAGTCGGGGCTGCCGCCGGCGTCGCTGGGCGACATGTCGGGGGGCGGGTCGGAGGCGCTGCGCACGCGCCAGAACGCCAGCATGTTCCTGGGTGCGGCAGCCCTGCCGCTGCGGGACACCGTGCGTAACTTCGACCGGTTCACGACCAGCGTGATCACGTCGGCCGTGAAG